ACGGGTTGGTTGCGGTTGTCCTGGACGGGGTAGACGAAGTCCGGGGTCGCTTGGTCTTCGGGACCGCTGAAGTAGCTGACCAGGTATGCGGAGCCGTCGGGCGCTTGCCAGACGTGACCACCATCAGGCGCAGGCTTCAGGTGGAACTCCCAGCCGGGAGCGGAGGTGTGCAGGTGGTTGGCAATACGAGCCCAGCTGACGTAATCAGCTGCGTAGTTGCCGGTGCCCTTGCGGAAGACGTCGTCTTTGTTGATGACGCCCGCAAGATTCGGGATTGTCATTGTGCGGTGAACGTGGTGACTGTGATGATTGCCCCTGGCAGTTCGGTCTCTTCGCAGTACCGCTTTGAAGCGACTAGCGAAACGACCTGACGATCATCGTCGAAAAGAACTCCAGTAAGGGCGTCGTTGGTGCTTCTCACGAGTTTCTCAATATCTCCGTGAGTAGCTGAAGTGCAGGCAGAGGGGGCGGACGCGCGTAGACCACTTTTATTGAAATGAGATTTAGGTCTTTGGAACCTGAAGACCACGGAGAGGTTGACGGGTGCAGCCATCTCCCAGCTTTCGGGTTTGTTTTCGATGGCGGCGTATTTAACGTCTTGCCGCCAGGGTTTCACTTTCTTGCTCGACTCGACCATGATTCCGCGTCCGATGTGCCGTTTGGAGCCCTGAGGAGCGGGGATGCCGTGAACAACGAAGGTGACGGAGTCGTTCAAAATGCGCTATCTAAGCGCCAGTAGATTGTCACGTTGCGCTCGGCTAGTCCAGCGTCGATGTCTTGTTCCTTGATGGCGTCGATCGCCTTCCGGGCTTGTTTGCTGAGCTTGTAGCTGCTGCGCTCGCAGCGGGTGTACTTAGCGTTGCTGAACTGGTAAGTGCCCTCTTCAGCTTGGTGCTCATCGAGTTCGCCAAGTGCCATGGCGCCCTGGAGCTGTTCTTTGAGGAACGCCTCGCGGGCTTCGAGTTCTGCGCGCTCTTCGCGGATCTGCAGGAGGGCGTCGATCAGATCCTGCGCGGTAGTGATGTTGGTAGTCATTTGAGGGAGTCGCAGGCGCGTTGGATCTTGTTGACGTAGCAGTCCTGTGCGGTCATGTCAGTTAGAGCTGAGTTGACCAGATAGAAGGTGGCACCGGCAAAGCCGATGCACATTGCGATGGTGGCGAGGTGCTTCATGGCTCAGTTGGCGATGTTGACGGAAAGGCGCATGACCATGTCCATGGCGAGGTCAGAGCCGAAGTCGGAGTGGGAGTCGATGCCCTTGCGCTCGATGACGTTTGCTGCCATCTCAAGCAGCGTGTCGAGCATCTCATCGGCGAGATAGTCAGTGACGTCGTCGACAAGCTCAACGAGCATCTGCTTTTCTTGCTGGGCAGAAAGCTCGAAAGTGTCGGTGGGTTGAAGAGGAAGCATTGTGCGATGAACGGGTCGTGTGACGGGCTTCGCCCGTGAGCATATTATTACCCATAACCGGGAAGAACGCAACCTCTTCCCACCCTCTTTTGATCAGATCAGGAAGTTTTCCCAGTATTTCCCAGGGTTCTCGCAGTACAGCACTAGGTCGTCTAGCTGGTACTTCAGCTGGCGCATCTTCACCTCGAACTCTTCCAACATCGCTGCAAAGTAAGAATCCGTCCGGCTCAGCCTCGTGAGCGATTTCAGGAGCCCTTTGCATTCCTCGTAGGCAACCTCTGCCAGGTCGCGCTCGACCTTGATGTCGCTGTCGAGCATGAACTCGACGCAAGGCATTGACAAGGTTTTGTCGATCGACCGGATCAGCCGCTTGATCTCGTCTTCGATGTTTTCCGCTTCGCTCATGGCTTCCACCACGGCGACGGACTGCATCTGCTGGTAAGTCAGAACTGACTTCTCTCCAGCCTGGTGAGGGCGGAAGACTGCTGCTTTGCCGCTAAACCCAGCGTTGAGCCTGATCAGCGCCCAGTCGCGGTTGTCGACCTTGATCGTGTCGCCAATCCGCATCGACGCCGCGCTTTGGCTGCTGTCGCTCTGGTGGCAAAGAATCAGGTCTGTCGTCCAGCTGCAGTCAGCGTCTTTCGTTCTGCCGCAGACCGGACACGGAGTCCGCTTGCTTGACCTGACAAAGGCTTTTTTCATGGTTGGGGACTTACTTGAATTACCGCTTACTCAGCGCCGTAGAACGGTGACTAGGACCGCTGGCACCACGCTGGTCCACGACGGGAACCTCCACTTCAGTGCTTGGGGTGTGGGCGCTGCTGCAACAGCTCCACCAGTTAGCCCGACCAGTGGCACCCCTACACAGGCAGCGGCGCGGGGCTGACGCAATAACAGCCCCTATCAATGCCCCAGCATTAGGGCTCTCGCCGCATGTTCCGTTTCGGATACTTGCCAGGTGGCAGCTCAAGACAGTGCTCAAGCAGTGCCACCTGCCACTCGACTTCCATGTTCAGCAGGTAATCGCGCGCCTCCTCAGATAGAGGAAGACGCAGGATCGGTTGCAGTCTTGGCTCTCCAGCAACCATGCCGCGCAGGTACTGGAGCATCAGCCGAGCGGCTGCCTTCATGTCAAGTGCTTGAGGTCGATAACGGTCTTATGGTGCCCATGGAAGCAGGAAACGGAAAGGGTGCCTTCAGGTTCGTTATCTGATTGATGCGGGGCAGCGCGCAGCGCAGCAAAAGTATCGATCAGGTACTTGACGGCGTCTAGAGAAGCTTGAACGAGCAGTTCGTCAGCCTCGGGCGAAGTGTCCTCACACCACTCGTAATAAGCTTTAGCGAGAGCGCCTTGGGCGAGCAGCAACCCTGATTCGTTTTTGTCCACCCATTCGCCTCTCTTGACGAGGTATCGGAGACGGGGCAGGTACGCCTTAAGCAGCTCCTTAGTTTGTTTTTTCTCGATGTCAGCTTTCAGCTGTTCTTCGAGCTTGTCGGCTTCACTGATCACTTCGGCTTGCTCCTCGGATTCTTCGGCGATCCGCGCACGGACCATCTCTTGTGTGGCGGTGGGCTGGTTCTTGAGAGGAAGCGCAAACGCGATCAGGTCTTCCTGGTTTTTGGCGATTTCTCGCACTGAAGCACGGATGACGGCGTTGCGGCTGACATGGCTCCACCATTCAGCGCCGTCAACGTCAGGCTCGAACACCAGCACGTCGCCCTTCCATTCGCTCTCGTCGAATTTCAGGACGGCAACCATGCCGCCGTTTTTCTTGCCTTTATTGTCGCGGGTAGGAGCGTGGAAGAAGCGGGTGATGGGCGCTTCGATGGATTTCGGGAAAGTAGTCATGCGACTTCTCGCTGCTGTTTGTGGATGAGGTCGTTGATGTAGACGGGGTAAGTCGTCCAAGCCTTGAGAGCCTTGGCGAGCAGGCTGGCTTCGAGGTGCCCGAGAGGTCGGATGAAGTCAGCCTCTAGGTGCCCGGTGAGCACCAGAAAGATTAAGTAGGTGCTCGGATGGTTTTCGTTGTCTGCCCAACAAAACAGACGGTCGACGTCGTATTCGGCGTCGCGGATCGCTTGAGATTTCATGAGGGTTAAACAGGGTCAACGCGGATGCCGCATTCATTCCACAGTCGTTTGGAATAGATGGTGCGGAGAAAGTGAGCCTCGTGCGCCTCTTCCAATCGTCCGAGGTTCGTGTAGTAGTTCTGTCGCATGGTTTCCCAGGTGTAGCCCTTGAAGAGCAGCTCCTCGGGGACAGATCCACCTGGGTTATTGCGTGGGCGACGAGGTCTCGGCATGACTAGCGACGTTTGCGGAAGAAGGTGGTGAACTTGTTGTCTAGCTCGATCACGTTCGCAGCCCAACTACCTTGTTCCGGAATGTCATCGGGATCGGTCAATTCGTTGCGAGCCTGACGAGCTAGTTCGTAGATCAGGTCAAGCTCGACGGCGCTGAGAGCGATCTCGTACTGAACGTCGTGGCGGGTGCGGGGGGTGCCCTTGGTTACGTCTTTCATGGTTGGCGCGGCGGAGTGAAGGGGCTCGCCGTTGAGAGAAGTATGAACCATAAGCGGTAGAAAAGCAACCTTAATCCGGGTTGTCTCAGACCGTCTTTAGCTGCTTTTAGCTGCGTTGAGCTGCGTTGAGCTGCCTTGAGTTGTGATGAGCCCGCGTTAGTCGGCTCCGTGTTTCATCCCTGGGAATCTCCCGCGCTTGCTCTTGTCGCCCTTCGCGCGCTTCTTCCCTTTTCCCGCGTATCTCTGCTGACTGCGTTGGTGCCCGGCTTCCACAGCGTCGGCGTAACCAGGCGGCGCCAGGTCAGGGCGGTTGATAAAAATCTGAGTCCAGTCGACGAAGTTCAAAACACGTTGGCAGACACCTTGAAGCGGTCCCACGCGTCGACCCATGCCATCAGGCACTCGTCAGGCTCGTTCTGAATCAGGCGGCAGCGCCCTGGACCAGCGACCACGGTGTAGCACCAGTCCACCCGGATGTCAGGGTGCGTGTCGATCAGCATCGCTAGGTAGCCTCCCAGCTGCGCTTTCGCTGGCTTGCGGGTACTAACTGACGACTCGCTGCCGACGGTCTTCAGGTCGCCCAGCACGATCTTGCCGTTCGGGCTTTCGAGCAGAAAATCGAAACTGCCGCCAACGCCTTTGCGGGCATCGCAGACCGAATACTCGGTGGCGATCGTGCGCCCGTCTCTCACCAGCCAGCACTCGCTAAGCGGTTCCGTCCATTCGGGGTAGTCCGTCGGCTCCAGAGTGCCCCTGTCGGGGTCGTCCAGGTACGCCTCAAGGAACCCGTGCACCTGATTGCCGCGCGGCTCCCAGATGTGCCGGGTCTCATCGAACCGCTGTTGCATCTCCGGCGTCGGAGGGCTCGCGATCTGCGAAACGCTGAACGGCAGCCACCTGCCTTGATACCGATACCGATGAATATCCTCGAAGAACTCCAACCCTTCGACGGGAGCCAGCTGTTCAGAAGGGTGCATAATAGGTCGGTTCCGAACCGCTATTTAACCGCATGACAACCGAAAAAGTCACAAACATCGGCATCAACGTAGAGCTCCTCGAACGTGTTGAGCAGCTCCGCCCCGCTCACCTCAGCCGCCGCGCTTTCGTGAACGAGCTGATCTACCAGCAGCTGAAGGCGCTAGAACAAGAAATGCGCTCCGGACAATAAAAAAGCGCCCCGAAGGGCGCTCGCTCCAAATGTTCCCATCAACCCTACATGAAAGCCCGCGTTAAAGCGAGTGGCTTCGCCGTCGCTCCATACAACCTGATGGACTCCGGCATCGAGCCGAAAGCCATCGTCGTCTTCCTCTGGCTGCACCGCTTCGGATGGAACTCACCGAAGGGCTGTTACGCCTCCCTCAGCACCATCGCCGAACGCTCGGGTCTGTCCCGCAAGATCGTTCAACGATCCATTAGCCAGCTCGTGATCGGCGGCTGGGTTGAGGTCGAACGCCGTCCTGGACGCACTGCTGTCTTCCACATCGTCCTGGAGAACTCAGGTCAAAAACGACCTAAGGTCGAAAACGACCCTGGTCAAAAACGACCTAGGGGTCAGGTCAAAAACGACCTAACCACCCAGGTCAAAAACGACCTACAAACAAGAACCCATAAACAAGAACCCATAACAAGAACCCATATAAAGCTGGAAGACGAGCTTCCAGCAGCTCAAGCGCCTGCTAAACGCAAGACCAGGGCAAAGGGTCCAGAGGAGTTCGAGCTGTTCTGGAAGCTGTACCTCTCAGCCCCAATCCGCGCCACCAGCCAGTCCAAGCCAAAGGCGCTTGCCCAATGGAAAAAAACGATTTCCCACGACAGCAACGAAACCCTCGTTAAAGCATTGGAAACTGAGATCGCGCACCAGCGCGCTGCTGGTGATGAGTTCGTCAGCCCCCTGCCGGATTGTTTCCGCTGGCTGCGTGACGAGCGGTACGCCACCGTCGAGGAACGACCTCAAGGTCAAGCGGCGATCAACCACGCCACCTACGTCTTCTGATGCTTCCCCTCTACGACTACGCCAACCGAGGCAAGTGCGTCCACTGCGTCTTCGACAACAAAGAACGGATCGCGCCTAAAGCCGTCTACCGCATCGCTACCTCTGCGATGTTCGGCGAAACCGAGCTAGGCGAGGTTCGCTTCCACTACAGCCCTGTCCATACCGAGCACGCAATCGGCATGTATGACAAAGAGGGTTACTACTGCGTCTACTGCCCTCCAGTTCCAGGAGCGGCTGGTGCTCAGGGTCTTGGGCGTTTTATCCGTCACCCTTGGGCGGAAGAAGAAAAACAACGCTTGGAGGCTTTCGACTAATGCCAACCACTCGCTTGACGCGCCTTTCAACAGAAGACGGCGCACGCCAGATCCTTCGTCGCATGATCGACGCCGGACGCTGCACCGTCGATGATCTCGACAAGGCTCCTCCTGGACACATCAACCCCCAGGCGTACCGCAACCTGATGCGTGACGTCGCACCTTCTCCGAAGGTGGAAGTCGTCAGCCCGCGCGACCTGTCACCCTCGACTGAAAAACCCCTTCCGTTCTGATGCCTAAAACCGAAGTCAAGGTCTCCCTGACCGCTGAAGAGCGAGACCATCTCGACAAGCAAGCCAAAGCCCTAAACCTCTCCCGCTCCTCCCTCATGCGTCTGCGTGCCCTGGGAGACCCTTCTGCGGGCGCTCAGCCCGCTGCACCCGCACTCTCCATTAGGAAATACCAGAAAGCTGTTACAAGCGCCTTGAAAGCCGCTAACGGCTCTGCCCCTCGTCACGTTGTTGAAGCAATCGTTGCCGCCGTCGTCTGCGCCATCTATGACAAAGAACAGGAACCTTCAAAACCTGCTCAAGCAGCGGGATGAAGAGCTGCTAGCCCTCTACCGCCAGATCAATGACCCAGAGCCCCCGCGAGCGCCTGAACCACTTGGTCGAATCAGCCGCTACCTCTGTCCAGCCGACCTTGGAAAACTTGCCTGACGGTTGCGTTCGCGTTTGCGTCGGCAACGTTTGTGGCACCGTCTCTTCACATCACCTTGTCGAACCAAAGATCAATCAGCTAAAACAACACCGCACTCACTAAAGACAATGGTTGTTGCTCCAGAGTTCATCGACCAAACACCTATCGAAGAACTCGTCCCGTACGACAACAACCCTCGCACTCACTCAGCCGTTCAAATCGAACGCCTAGTCAATTCCCTCAAAGAGTTCGGCTTCACTAACCCGATCCTTGTAGATGACGACTGCAACGTCATCGCCGGTCACGGTCGTCTGGAAGCCGCAAAAATTGTCGGGCTAAAAACAGTCCCAACCATCACGCTGTCTCACCTCTCCGAGGACCAGCGCCGCGCCTACGTCATCGCCGATAACCAACTCGCCCTCAACAGCGGTTGGGACGATGACCTCCTCCAGTCCGAGCTGCAAGCCCTCGGTGATGCCGGTTTCGACCTCAGCCTCCTCGGCTGGGGTGACGAAATTCCCTCGTTCGCTGAAGAGCCTGACTACTCAGCCCTCGACGATCTCGACGATCCCACCAACGACCTTGCCGAAGGCGTGATGAAGGCGATCCAGATCGAGTTCCGCTCTGAGGACTACGAGGAAGCCAAAGCTCTTGTAGACGCAGCCCGCAAACGCGGTGACTACGTCGGCATGAAGCTGATCGAGGCGCTCTCCGTATGAAGCTGCAGCAAGGCTCCATCGGCGGAATCAAGTTCTACCACCGCCCCGGTTTCAGCGATCTCAAAACCTTTGAGGAAGTCATCGGTCGCAAGACCTATCTAAAACGCGGGCTAAAAATCCTTCCCGGTGAAAAGTGGATGGACTGTGGCGGCAACGTCGGCGCCTTCGCTCTCCTCGCTTGCTCCCTCGGCGCCAAGGTCACCGTCTACGAGCCCGACCCGTTCAACATCGACATGATCAAGCGCAACCTGCGCCTGAACGGGTTCAAAGCCACCGTCAAACAAGCCGCTCTCGTTCACGACGATCGCAAAGAGGTCATCCTCTACATCGGCAACAACAGCCAGGTCTGGCGGAACTCCATCGTCCGCAAGTGGAACGACAAGGGCATCAAAGTCCCCTGCCTCAACTTCGACACCGAAGCTCAGGCGTTCGACGCTTGCAAAATGGACATCGAGGGCGCCGAAATGCCGATCCTCGAAAACACCAGCGCTACCTTCAAAAAACTGGTCTACGAGTGGTCTTTCGACATCGACCCCTCTCTCGTCCGTTTGTGGCACGTCATCGACCGCCAGAAACGCGCCTACCGCGTTGAAGCTGCCTGGTCGAGCATCTGCTACAACGACCAGCGCGAAACGGTTTGGCAGCCCAGCTGGTTCCCTGCCTGCACCAACGTCTTCTGCTTCGCCAAATGACGCTGCCTAAGCTCGTCCTCGAACCTGTCACCCGTGCGCTCAGCATCGGCGATCCACCGCCGGAGATCGAGCCCAACATTCACGACGACTGCATCCTCGTCGACCCTGACGGCACCGAGGTCGGGCTCTTCATTCGCGAACTGCCACCGCAGTTAAAAAACCTCATCGACATCGCTGACGCCGAAGTCAACTCAGAACGCGTCCCCAAAACGGTGATGGATCGCAAGCGACCGTTGCCTCCAGGTCCTGACGGCAAGCGTCGATATCTTGTCGTTTCGCAGTATTCATCAATCCTCGGCAGCGTCCCACCTAAGCCGCACATGCGGCGACCGTACCCTTCACGCTCCTCGGTTCACAGAACAAAATCCGCCAACACTTTTGTCAAGGCGATGAACGCTGCAGGCGCTATCGCCTATGACCTGATCCGCGAAATCACGCCCGCCGTAGCCGAAACGCACTTAAAGGTCGTTGCCGCTCGCGTGCCAGAACAATGGCGTTTCGCCAAACACTTCTCCTCTACCATCTCCAACTGCAACATCGCTGCTCCTGTCCACCAGGACCACGCCAACGTCAAAGGCGCCGTCAACATCATCATCACGAAACGCCGCAACAGCACTGGCGGAAACCTTCACGTACCTGACTACAACGCCACCTTCAACCAGGTCGATGGCTCCATGCTCGTTTATCCCGCTTGGCGCAACATGCACGGCGTAACCCCCATCGTCCCTACTCACCCAGGTGGTTATCGAAACTCTCACGTCTGGTACGCACTAGACTCCTTCGCCAACTTGTAAGCGATCTATAAACTGCGTTTATGGCAGGTAAAACGCGCTGTACCGCTGCTGAAAAGCAGTTCCGCACCATGCGCTTCGCTCGCATGATCGCCAACGGTGCGACACGCTCTGATCTCCTGCAATACGGTGCTCAGGAATGGGGGCTCAGCTCGCGCTCGGTAGACGACTACCGCGCTGCCGCAATGAAGGAGCTGGAAGAGGACTGGAACCTCGATCGGCAAGCTTACGCAGCTGTCCTGCTATCGCAGCTCAACATCGTCCATAAAAAATCCATGGAAGGCGGCAACCTTGCCGTCACCCTCGGCTGCATCAACACCGCTGCGAAGATCGCCAAGCTCTTCGATTGATGGGCTTCCTAAGCACACTTCCACGCGGTTCTGTTCTCTCGCCGATCGTTGAATCGTCGGATGAAGCGCAGCAGGCAATCAAATCCGTAGGCGCTGGTTTATACGACAGCCTTACCGGACCGCAGCGTGAAGTCTTCGATGCTGAAGCCCGTTTCAAAATGCTCTGCAGCGGGCGCCGCTTCGGCAAGACCTACCTCGCCACCGCGCAGCTGATCAACTGGGCAACAGCTAAGCCCAACAGCCTCAACTGGTATGTCACCGCCAGCTACCGCATGGCAAAACAGATCGCCTGGCGACAGCTCAAGCTGATGGTGCCACCTGAGATCTGCGTCAAGCGCAACGAGTCCGATCTGAGCGTCGAACTTGCGAACGGCAGCATCATCGCGCTCAAAGGCGCCGAGAACCCCGATGCCCTTCGTGGCGTGAGCCTCTCGACCTTGATCGTTGATGAGGCGGCATACGTCAAGCAAGACGCTTGGGAAATGGTGCTCCGCCCCGCGCTGTCAGACCAAGGCGGTCCGGCTTGGTTCATCACCACCCCAGCCGGGCTCAACTGGTTTCACGATCTTTGGGAACAAGCCCAAGACCAAGAAGACTGGCGCACCTTTTCCTACACCACGATCGAAGGCGGCAACGTCCCTGAAGAAGAAGTCGAAGCAGCACGCCGCACGCTCGATGAGCGCACCTTCCGCCAGGAGTACCTAGCCAGCTTCGAGACCCTCGCCGGTCGCGTCTACCCAGACTTCAGCGACGACAACATCTCCGAAGACGTCAAGGACACCGGAGGCGAGATCTACTGGGGTACTGATTTCAACGTCGGCATCATGGCGGGCGTTCTCGCAAGCCGCGTAGGCGATACCATCCACATCTGGGATGAACTCGCTGTCAAACAGTCGAATACCGATGAGGTCTGCCAACTCCTCAAAGAACGCTTCCCAAACCGGCGAGTTATTGCGTATCCAGATCCAACAGGGAGCGCCCGCAAGACTTCTTCGGCGGGTCGCACCGACCACGACATCATCCGCCGCTACGGCTTCCAATGCATCAGCCCCAAAGCACCCTGGGCTGTAAAAGACAAGATCAACGCGACCAACTGGATGATTCGCACCGCTGATGGTCAACTGCGGATGTTCATCCACCCGCGCTGCAAGCACACAATCAAAGCCCTCAAGAACGTCTGCTTCAAAGAAGGTGCTGATGATTATGTGATCGACAAATCAGCCGGGATCGAGCACTGGACTGACGGTCTCGGCTACCTAGTCCTCGGCGCGTTCAATCCTTTGTATCAACAGGCAGGCAAACCTACGGGTATTCGGATCTATTAAGACTGCTTCGTACAATGCGGCTAAGCCTGTGGCATTAGTGACGTGTATAGCGGCTTCAACCATTACGACCGCCAACTGACCGCGCGCGTCGCCAAGGTCAACGATCCGAACGCTGCTTGGCGCAAC